CTACCGCCCAGGCTTGCGCCCCGTCCTCCAGGGAGGAGGCGCCTTCTTGCTCTCTTTGTCCTTGGCCAGCTTCCAGAACGGCTCAACCCCGTACAGTACGTTTCCCTGTGACTTCCAACTCTGCTGGAACTGGGGCGTGGGCACCACGTACTCTGTGCCCGTCCCGGGGTCTGCTATGTGTACTTCTTTATCGTTGGCGTCCGTGACCACAACCCCGTGTGCTGCGCCGCCTGGCTTCCATTCCCACTCGACGTAGGCTACTGCAGGCCCCCGGTTGACCACGGTCTGTAGCGTTTCCCAGTTCGTGCCCATATAGGTACGCGGCGTGTAGCGGGCAGCGCGAAGGTCGTCGTCGAACTGGTGGATCCCAATCCCGCGCTCGGTGAACAGGCCGGCGTTAGCATCGATCAACCCCTGGGGAGACAGTGCTTGCCAGGCGGGCACCTGGTTGTGGTAGGCTCCTGTGATCATGCCGAGGGCCACTGGCCCACACCCGGCATACGTTGGCTGCCCGTTCAAGGTCAGGCTGTACGGATCGAAGAAGGGCATTGATCCTGGGGGTTGTGTTATCCACGATGCCGCCATTTAAGTATCCCCCGGCCTTGCGCCCATGTGTCTAATACGATACGGCGTCGATGTACCAAGAGTACCAGGAGCTTACGCCGGACGTTTCCATGATGATGCCGAACCGTGTCGGTGTCCAGGCCAGGCCGCCAGCATTGGCCTGCCTGAAGTTGGAAAAGCCAAGCGAGGAGTATAGACCAAAGATCTGACAGCTAGCCGTCCAGTTGGTCCAAAGCGTACCACCTACGTACAACGACAACAGGAACGGTAGCGGCACAGTAATAGCGGACCCGGCAGTCGCAGTAATCGCACCACCACCAGAACGAGATCTGACATAGAACGTCCATACTGCCGGCAGCGCAGTGGTCTGTTCGACAATGGCCTCGGCGAAGTTATTATCCGTGCCGTCATCCAATCGAATACCACACCGGTTTCGATTTGCCCCAACATCGTTCGTGTTCATGGCGAACGCGAGATAGGTGTTCATTGCCGCCACGATAGGATTCGCTCGATATAGAAACCATCGCTCTGCTGCCAGGTCTGCGTCTGTGATGTACATGATACTTGGATATGCTGCGAAGCTTACACCAGTTGGAGTCACGAAGGGTGCGCCTGCCCAGGACCACCCCGCTGGCATTGCGGCAACGTTAAAGTGCTCGGTGGGCGTTTTGAATGCGTTGAGGCGGTATCCCACTCCCGCCTCATCGCCAAGCGTGCGGACATCTCCACTTAGGAGGGCGTTCCCATCCGAGTTGATGTACGCTACCTCTACCTCGGCGCTGTCCTGAATCGAAAGTTTAGTGGCCCCTGCGGCGTCGAACAACTTGTGGACGATGTTCCCGCCGCTGTTCCAGGTGGTCTTTGGGCGTACCACCGTCGCCGCTCCGTCCCATACACCTACCATCGCAGAGGTCCCTGCGGCTGCTCGTAGGCCCGACCAGCCGCCGGGCGCTGACAAGTACACCTCGCTTACGGTCTCTACTGTGGCAGCCGACCCCTCGGCCGTCAGGCTCGTAACCGCCGTCGTATACGTTGCTGTGGCTGCGCGGTTTCGCAGAGAGAACTTGTACGCTGCGCCGCTCGTATAGGTCCACAGCATCGCCCAGAAGTCGTAGGTTGCGTCGAAGTCCTCGAAGACAATCCTTCCCGAGGAAGGAGTGGATCCCTCGACGTCTATGTGGACCCCCGTGCTATCAATGACGACTTTCCCGGCGCCGGCAGCCAGCTTCCCATCGGTGCCAAAGTACACCTGCGCTACGCCGGCGTTGTAAGTTGCGAGGCGCCCAATCCCTGAGTCGTTCCAGATCTTCAGCCCTGTCGTTGGGGCAGCAAATGTTCCCGTGCCCTGGTAGATGCCGCCGCTTGCGCCGATCGTCAGGGGCAGCGTAAACTCGGCTCCCGTACCTGCATTGAATGTGAAGACGGCAGCCCCGGCACTGTCCTTGATCGTGAGGATCCCGGCTGCCGTGAGGCCAATGCGCTCTGTCGTATTGTTGCGAATGGAGATCGCGCCGGCTGTGATGTAGACGTTGTTCTGGGACACCGCCGCTTGGCCGATCAGGATATTCCCGCTCGCGTCCCACTGGGCAACCTTGGTCGTGTTGTTGAAAATCCTGATCCCGTTCGTGTCGTCCACCGTGAGAGATGTCTGAGATGCCACGCCGTACTGCCCCGTGATCATTCCGTAAGTCTCGGCGACATAGTCCGCTGCCCCGTTCAGGTTCCCGATCCGTAGCCGGGCAGTCAGCGCAGTCCACGGGCTCCCTGCATGGGTTGCCATCTGCATGTACGGGGCATTCGTTGCGTCGGCTGTGATCTGGATCATTCCCTTGCCCGATGCCCCGTAGTTCAGGATTGCGAGCCCGGCACGGAACGTGTAGTTCGTCCCGGCACCTGGTGACTGCTTCACGATCGCCAGCCGCCAGTACGTGGTCCTGTCTGTCTTGCCGGAGACCGTGGCCCACAAGTCCCCCACCAGGGCTTCCTTCATCCTGATCACGTCACCTACTGCCCACAGTGTTCCTGCCGCTACGTGCGTCATTCCGTCCGGGTCTTCGATGTCCACGTCGAATGTAGTCGGGCTGTCTACGCTTACGCAATCTACAAGTAGTCTTCCGGCAGACGGGGTGACCCAGACCGAGCCACTCGCAGCCAGGACGTGGCCGTACTGAAGAACGGACACCTTGATGGCTCCGCGCACGTCAACGTTGTTGAACTCGGCGCTCCCGTCCGACTCGATCGTGAACCCCTGCAAGCCGGACGTGAACGTGCTCGTGCGAATGTACTTACCCGGCCCACTGATCTGAATGTACGGTGCGGCAGCCCCGACAGACAGCACTCCGTCGATGTCTAGCGTACCGATGTGCCCAGAGTTGGCGTCGATGTCGCCGGTTATGTAGGCGTTGTCCGCATGGACACAGCCTGTCCGGGAGACACGGAAGGGGGCGGATCCTCCAACTGGGTCTCCAATCCATAGCCGGTAGGTGACATCGGTGGCGTCCAGGCGCACGACGTCGTCGCCTGTTCCCAGAAGTAAGTATCCGGTAGAGTGCAAGGTGGCGTCTCCCCCTGTAATGCTGGCCGCGTTGACCGTCCAGCCGCCTATCGTGCCGGATGTTGCCGTGATGCTGCCGGAGATCGTCGCGCTCGTAGCCACCAGCGCGCCGGCCGGGGTGACCCTGAACGGGGCAATAGCCCGATTCGCATACATCGCGCCTGCGTAGAAGGGGAAGTCTGCGGGGGCGAGCCCGACGCTGGTAGCATCCACTCCTGTATCTTTCACCAGGTAGGTTGCTGCGATGGTCCAGCCCCCGATCTCCCCAGAGGTAGACTTGAGCGCGCCTGCCTTGGTTACAGAGAACGGGGCGTCGGCTCCCAATATGGCACCGACCCAGATACGATACAGGACATCTGTTGCATCGATGCGAACGACGTCGGTCGTGGTTCCCAAAAGTAGGTAGCCTGTGCTGTGAAGGGTTGCGTTCCCACCGGTCAGGCTCGTCGCGTTGATTGTCCACCCGCCAATGTTCCCCGTCGTGGCGGTAAGGGTCCCTGTGATTGTAGCCCCTGTAGCGTAGAGTGCTCCGGCGATTGTGACCCGGAAGGGGGCAGCAGCGCGGTTGGCGTAGACCGTCCCGGCATAAAACGGGTAATCGCCAGGGGCCATGCCTGCACTCGTCGCGTCGAGGCCAGTATCCTTGGCGATGTAGGCAGAGGTGATAGACCAGCCACCGATTGTTCCTGACGTTGCCATGATTGCGCCGGCAGGGGTAACCCGGAATGGGGCGGTGGCGCGGTTGGCGTAGGTAGCCCCGGCGTAGAAGGGAAAATCGAGCGGGGCCATTCCTGCGCTGGTTGCGTCCGTGCCTGTATCTTTCGCTAGGTATGCGGGCAGGATCGCCCACCCACCGATGACGCCTGCGGTTGCGTAGATTGTGCCCCGGGCCACGATGTCGTTGAACTCGGCTGACCCGTCTGGGTAGATGCACCATCCCGATGCCCCTGCTTCAAAGTTGGGGGAACGGGTCTCGCCCATTGCAATGCGCATGATGGTGTTCGTGTGGATCTGGGTGATGGCAGACGGGGGAAGGGGCAGTGGGTGGGGCTCCCATCCGTCTTCACCGTTCCATACGATCGTGTCGTTGAGTTGTGGCGCGCGCGCGCCCCTGCCAAGTTCAATCGACATTTGGCCCTCCTTGCATGGCCTGGAGCCTGTCTTGCCAATACCCTCGGTTCCGGCCTGTCCTAGTGTGGCAACTATTACAGAGCGCAGTGCAGTTTCCCATCGTCGTGTTCTCACGGTTGTAGTCTATGTGGTGGACATGCAGGGCTCGGCCATTCTGTGGCTCTCCACACACCTGACAGGTATAGTTGTCCCTGGCCCTGACTCGCTCTCTAAACTCCCCAGTCCACTCTTCCGGGTAGTCTGGGCAACCGCCGTTTGCATATTGCCCGTGGACTGTGAGACTCTCGATCTTCAGGCACCCGCATGACGACGATTCCCCGCGCCGCAGCGCGGCGGAGCCAACCACCTTCTCGTTCCCACATTCACACTGACATAGCCATCGCGCCTGGTGGTTCTTAGTGCCCACGTATTCTAGCACAGTCCATCTGCCCAGTCGCCTACCGGTCAGGTCAATGAAACGCCCACGGAAGATTGCTTCCCTGTTCAGGCAGCCGCACGAGTGGGTCTTCCCGCTCCTGAGTGCGTGCCCTCTCACAATTACCTCTTTCCCGCAGTCGCACTGGCAGCGCCACAGTGCACCATGATCGCCGCTTTTTGCCCTGCCAAGCACGACCAGCCTGCCGTAGCGGCTGCCTGTCTCGTCCTTGAGTTTGAACTCGTCGTGGTAGCAGCCGCATGATGATATGCGACCATTCCGCAGATGATCGCCACGCACCACGGTCTCCTTGCCACAGTCACATCTACAAAGCCACATGGCGTGTTTGCGCTTGTCACTTCCAGCGCGCTTCAGCACGGTGAGGCGGGCATACCGTTCACCAATCATCTGCGGCTCGCGGGAACTTGGCGATAACTGAATTGTCGTTGCCATCACATCCTCCCCAACTCCAGGCCAGCCTCTGCCGCTATGAACACGCGCGGCCAGTCCCCGAGAATCCTGGACTCCCACAGGTCCACGACGTCTATGATAGGAACTCCTCCCACCTTCGTGGCCCGCAACCTTGCCTTCTGAATATCGTCCTTGGCCACAGTTGCTGTTCCCGACCCGGCGCGCCCTATTCCTGCATGCCAATAGTCGCCTTGAATCCGAAAGATAATGTATCCCTGCGGGCTCAGGTCGTATAGCAGGAAGTCAATGACCGCTCCCCCGTGTTGCGCCCTTCCTCCGAGGAGAGGGGACTGGAATGCGAAGTTGACGTGCTTCTTCTCCAACCAATCATAGGCGGAGAGTTCTGGCAGGGTACCCTGTACGCCCTGCTGCATGAGTTTGAAGATCGCCCTGGCACGTGTCTCGCCAATGATAGGTATCATGGCCTTGATCTCCTCGGGCATCAGGTCTACCTGCTTGGCTCCTGCCCGCTTCGCTCCAGGCAGGACGGCATCAATGCGCCCGGGCCTCATTACCCCAATCCTGTTGACCTTGGAGATCTTCGAGATCTTCTGCAACCTACACCTCGATTAAGGTCATCGTGTACTGGGAGCGGTACCTGTACTGCCCCGCGCTCTCGACCAGGGAGTACCCGCCTTCGGCCGCCGAACTGACCTTGACCGTGTGGGCTGTACCATCAGGATCGTAGAGAGAGAAAGCTGTTACCCGTTTCGACCAGGCGTCTAACAGTCCGCGCAGTTGTGCTGCCGTGTAGGGATAGGGGTTCCCTGCCAGGTCCTGCATCCCATCCTCAATCTTGACCGAGAGTTGGTACACGTAACGGTCCCGTACGTTGGCCTGGTAGCGCAGGAACACTGCCGTGATCTTGGGCGTTGCTGTGCGGTCGGTGGTGGCCAGCACCAGCTTCAGCCTAAACTCGCGCCCAGCCGGCTTGCTGGCGTACACGAAGTCCCCGCTCGCCGGGGCAGCAGATAGCGGGCTGTACAGTACGAAGGTGTCCGTGTCGGTAATCGAGCTGATCTGCCTGATCTCAGCATTGATCTTCACCCAGTCGCCAGGAGAGACGCCCTCGGTTGTATCCCCAGCCTGCAGTTCTATCGTGGTCGTCGTGCTGCCAGTCCCAACTGTTCGGAGTCCAAACGGGGATGCTACAAATGGCAGGGAAACTCGCACCCCAGCGTTGGCCTGGCCCAGGTATGTCCAGTGCCCACACCGGTCGATCTCGTAGTAGCAAGTCACCGTCTGCCCGCTGGCGAAGTCTTCGCCCCGGATGACAACCTCGTGAAAGTCCTTGGTCACCTCCAGGAGTTCTCCCCCAGACCACGACATATCGAGTTCTCCAATGGCGTTGAACTCGTAAGAACTCCACTGGTACGGGTTGTCTGAGTAGTCGGGCAGTTGCAGGTACCGAGTCTCGTCGCCCAATCCGAACCACAGCCGAGATGGGGAACTCAGTACCTCGAAGCCGAGAGCGTTGATCGCCTGGTTCGCCTGGTCTGCGCGTTGCAGTTCGTGCCACCCACCCAGCCCACTGTACGCCAGGATCGAGGACGTGCCCACAGTGCCCGCGTTGACCACCACGAACAGCCAGTTGCTAGTTCCAACCATTGCAGGAATGTAGCCAGCCCGGGCGGCCGGTAGTCCGGTTCCTTGCTCGGGACCAACGGCAATCATTGAGTCGCCGTTCCATCTGTACAGCCCGAACCGCAGGGGAATGTACAGGCAGCCTGTCTTCCCCCACATCATCATAGACTTTCCGTTGTTGACGTCTTCCTGAGAGGACCAGTCAATCAGCGGGTAGCCCATCTCGGCTGCCACACCCCATAGGCTAACCGCGTTGGCCACAACGAGCATATCCCGATACCAGGACAAGGCCGTGATCGCATGATCCCCCACCCCAATCTCAATAGGAGCAGCCCACGTCGTCCCATCTGCGGTGTACAGAACTTCGTGGGTACTGAGGGCTGTGGCGTTGGAGGCATGCAGATACCCACCCCCTGCCTTGAGTAGGTTGGCGTATATGCCTGCTACTGCAACCCAAGGTAGCGTTCCGCTGAACTTGCGCAGGACGTTACCTGCCCCGCGTCCCGCCCACAGATAGCCACCCCACGTCTCCAGTCCTGTTACGTTCTTGCCGTGCACATGGTCTGAGGCTGTCCACGCACTGGTTCCCGTGTCCCACTCGTACACCGTATCCCCTGCGCCACAATACCATTTTCCGTTGAAGCGCGCAAAGGCCACCGGCGCACCGTCGAGTTCGTCTCGGTTGATTCGGAAGAACAAGTCTTCTGTCTGTGCAACCCAAGCACCCGAGTCCAGCTTCCTGTTGGAGCCGCCACTCGCATACCCGCCTGCTGCGTTTCCAAGCCAGCACACGTAGCGGTCGTGTGTGGGTGAGTAGATTCCCCCAGGACCGGCAATGATCGCAACGTGATACGTGTCCCCGGATGTTAGCACCGTACTGGCAGGCCAGACAACCTCATACCAGCCATACGTCCAGGATGGGTCTACTGTCTTGGAGGCCAGTGCTGCTCCAGTAGGAGCGCCACCCGCATCAGCGTACAGTGCCACGGTTACAGAGTTGCCCAGAGAGTTGGCTGCGCTCAGGTACAACTGTACACTCGTGCACGTGATAGTGTCCGGTGGGATGAATGCCTGGCTTCGAGAAACCCTGGCAAAGTTGATCCTGAACGTCATGTCGAAGTTTCGCCACCGGTTGTTCGACGCCCAGACAGGAGACAGGTACTCGGCAGCGTAGCACAACCCAGACTGGTACGGACTGTTTATCGCCATGCTCCAAGCATACCCAGATACATCCAGGGTCGAGAGAGCAATCCAGCAGTATCCCTCGGATACAGCCAAGGGGGTGGCGAGCGTGAACGTAATCCAGGTGTACGCTGTAGTGACAGACGCCGCCGCTACTGATTTCGTGGCCAACGCCGCGCCGGTCGGCAGCCCGCCGCCATCAGCGTAGATAGACAGGGTAACCGCATTTGTAACTGCCGCGTTCTTCTTGATCCGTACCTCGACTGAGGAGATCCAACACTGGCTCGACTTCACCAGGAAGCGCTGACCGGCTGCCACATCGACCAGAATGTCTACATAATCACCACTGCCACCATGGGCTGTTTGCACCTCCGGCCCCGAGCCGCTAATAGTGTACAGGGTTCCGTTCCCTGGTTCAAATGACGGCAGGGTACCACCGGGGTTCTGGGGCAATGGACCGAGAGTGAGTTGGTTGGCGATCCTGGTCTCCAGGTTCCAAGCGTCCAGGAATGCAGCAGGGTCCACCAGACTCTCCTGCCCCCTGCCCGTGCGCCAGTCGCGCCAGGAAAGCAGAGACCACTCGGTCAGATCAGAGTCCTTGGCTTCCCCCGATCCCATCTTCGTAGCGTAGGGGTTTACCAGGTTGCGGCTGAACGAGAGCGCGCTGCCTCCTGCCAGCATCAGCCCAAGTTCCTCCCCGCCGGCCGGGTCCTTCAAGGAAACATGATACCTTTTATCTGTCATGGCCTACCCCCTCGCGCGACTTGGCCTTGTGGTATGCAACCTGCCAGCTTCGCGCCACGAACCCGCCGACCTGGCCCGAAGGTCCATCGCCATTTTGAGATACGAGTCAGCCTTGGTGTAGTGCACCTGGAAGGTAGAGGCCGATTCGTTCCTGTTTGCTGCCCGGTCGTGTAGCCAGTACAGAGAGTAGAGGGTCACGAACCGAACCATCTCCTGCTCCATCGGCTCTCCAACCCCGAGGGTGTCAGCGTCAGCAGTCATCTCGGCCGGCCTGGCGTAGTACTCCAGCCTGGTTGTGTAGGCTTCACTCAACCCACTCCAGGAGTTGAAGACCAGTTCCTGCGCACCCGGCAGGCCAGTGACCCGCCAGTTGCTAGCAGGAACGTCCCGCCAAGGTTGGGTATCCTCTGCCCGAACAAGCACGCGGCTGAGTGTCACCAGGTCGTCAGGCAGATCGTACTCGTAGACACCCTCATCCAGGACAGTGGCGTCGTCCGAGATGGCCACCAGCCAGGTCATCTCTGCTGCTCGGATCGCTTCGTTGATCGCATTCCCGAAGACGGTCCTGCGCTCTTGAGCCAGAGCACACACGTCTCCTGCCCCGATGGCCACCGTGAATGCAGGGGAGACAGTGAGGGTAGCCGCCGACAGATCGTAACCGGTAACGGCGCGCTCCTGCCCTTCCGGTGCAGCGTGCAGTCCGCCAGCATCGGTCACCACGTAGACGTAGTGGCCCACCCAATACGAGTCGGGCTCCATCAGGTTTGCCGCATCAACGATGGTAGTCGTGCTGCCACCCGTTGCCACCACCCTACGATAGCCGCCGAAAGCGTCAGCGATCGCTCCAATCATGTCCGCTCTTGTCTTTGCTGTCATGCGATCCTCCTAACTGTTGCCCACAACCAGGCTGCCAGCCCGAGTTTCGGCGGCCGAATTGGAGCTACGATTGCAGTCTCTCTAGGTTTCCGGGGCAGCTGCCCCTCCAGAAGTTCTTTGTAGACGTCGCCCCACCGGTGGGCCTCACGTTTCATGTTCCTGTGCTCCGTTACCCACTCAAGCCCATTCGCGGCCAGCCGGTAGCGCAGTCGCTGGTCTCGTGCCAGCAGGGTGAGCGCGTCGTACCACTGGCTGTTGGAAACAAGCAGGCCGTTGCACCCGTTGATTACGTCCTGGTACGGTGGCATGTCCGTACACACGGGTACCGCCCCGCCCACCAGGCCGGGGACCAGCTGCCTGCACGCTGCCATGCTTTCCAGTGCCTTTATCGAGGACTTGCCCTGATTGAACCGATCCTCTGGGTCAAGGCAGCAGCACACGATGTCGAACTGGCGTACCAGGCCAGGGTATGCAGCGTAAGGCACCGGCTTTATCACTGCCAAGCGCGGGATAGCCTGGCGTACTTCTGCCGATACCCAGCCACTGGCTATGACAGGTTGGACGTTGGGGTAGGTTTGGGCCAGCCTGCCCAGCGCCTCTACTACAGGTTGCCAGTCGCCCCGCCAGTGGTTGTGCGTTCCCACCAGCCCCACTGTGATTACGTTGGCAGGAAACACTCGCTCGGTTTCTACACTCACCTGGGCAAACCAGGGCAGGACAATGCAGTTCGGTAGTACAATTGGCTCATGCTTGGTGTACTCGGTCAGGGCAGAGGCCAGGCCAGGGGTGGTCACCGTCACGCGGTCCGCCAACCCCAGCATCTCAATGAACGCTTGGCCTGCCCAGTTGGGACGATACCTTCCGGTCAGATCGTCGTCACAGTCGAAGACGACACTCCCGCCAAGATCGTGCACTCTGTCCACGATTGCCTTGTTTCGTGACCAGCTGAACTGCCGCGCAAACAGGCAGAGGTCCTTGTCCAGAAGCGTGCCCGCTGTCCCAGCCTTGTCTGCCGCCAGAACCTCGCGGGTACCCACCACCTCTATGGCGAAGTTGGGGTCCCGGGTCAGGTAGCCCAGAGGCCCAATCGCCCGCAGAAGATTGCTGGAGTAGGCGTCATTTCCTGCCAGAGTTTTTACGAATGCGGTTATGGTGATGGGCATGTGGTCCCTTCCCCCGGTAGGTACAAACTAAAGCGGGGCGGGCCAGGGAGACCCGCCCCGCAGTCACTTAGCTATTCAGTTGTCGGTCGGTGCGCGGTTAGATCCCCAGCGGGACGATCCCGACGACGACCCTGCCCAGGTCGATCTCCTCGCTCTCGACTTCTACCACCAGGCGCACGTAGTGCCGCTGGGTAGAGAAGCCGACGAGGTACTCGCCCGTGTCGCTGATGGGCTCGGAGCGAGCGATCTCCTCGTAGCTGTCGTCGTCGCAGGTATCTGCCGCTTCGATGGCGAACTCAGCGGTGAGACCGTTCTCGTCCGACTCAGGGACCACGATCTTCATGGTCGCCCCTTGCGCAGCGGTCTCGTAGATCGCCAGGCAGTCGCTGGTTTCGTCACAGGTCACGTGACCTTCGCGTCCGCGGCGGAGCATCAGCTCTGCGTCGAACGGGGCCGCGCTGGTTCTTGCTTGCTTGTGAGTCATGGTTTTCTCCTTGTACTAAGACTCTACCAGGCTGGAGCCTAGCTCCAGTCGCCAGCGGGCATCAGGTTGCCCATCCGGGCCGCGTAGTAGGAGCCGAACCCGGCCAGCCCTACCACCCAGTCGATCCGCAGCCGCTTCACCGGCTTGTCTTCCAGTTCGTGATCGTCGCCACCGACCCACTTGGCTTCCAGCTCGTCCAACTGAATTCCGGCCAGGCCGTCGTCGGTGCCGAACTTCACGGCGTAGACGGATGTGGTGTCGTCGCCCCCGTCGCCAGGGTCTTCGGTGTCGGTGATGATGTCGGTCACCTGGTCGGCCTTCACGCCGATGTCGATCAGCTTGCCCTTCCCGAACATAGAGAACTCGCGGTCGAACTGGTCCTTGCCCGCGTCGAGCAAGCCCAGCCGGCGCAGCACACCGCCCACGCCCAGCCACATGTTCTCGTTCATGAAGAAGGCATCAGCCCCGCCGACATACTTGCTCAGGCGGTGCAGACCGTCCAGGAAAGCGTTCTCGCTGTCGGCGTCGGCGGTCACGTCGAAGGGCGTGCCAGCCGTGCCCAGGACAAACGACTGCCGGGCGGGCAGAGTGCCCACACGGTACTGCAGGCCGTAGAAGCCATCCACGTCGTAGGCGGGGGAGCCGTTGATGAAGTAGTCGTTGAAGCCGTACCCGATGGACTTCAACTTCATGTTGGTCTGAGTCACAGCCACCGGCTGAATGACGTTCTTGACCAGGCCGAACACACGGTCAACGTCCACGTCGCCGCCGAAGGGCTTCACGGATTCCTCGATCTGGTCGGTCTGGCCAGACGCCTCACCGTAGCCTTCGTTGATCTTGCGGAACCCAACGGTCGGGAGATGCTGCCAGCGCACCACGACCGAGCTGAGCGCATCCACGTTCTCGAACGGCAGGATGGCCAGCAGGTCGCTGTACCGGAGCAGGTTCTCCAGGATCGCAGTCTTCAGAGGGCTCTTGGACTGCTTGGCATAATCGTTCAGTGTCGCTGCCATTGTCTAATCCTCCTCATAGGATCGAGTTACTTCTTGGCGACCCCTAGCGCAATCGCCAGCCGCTTGTTCGGATCCTTCTCTCCCCCGAACGGGTCGGTTGGTGTAGCACCGGGGCCAGTTGATGTTGATACGGTTGTCGCCCCCAGCTGCCTGGCAGTCTCTACTTGCGCAGCCTGCGCAGCTCTGAGAGCGTTCTGTTCGGCCTCAGTCTTGGCCGCGCTGCCTCTCTCGGCAGCGATCTTCAGGGCAGATTCGAGCAGCAGCGTGTACCCCGCTTCCGTTGCCCCACCACTCATATCGAGTCCAGGCGTCTCATAGTTCATACCGAGAGCCAACAGCGCCCTCGTAGCCCGCTCATTCAGCTCGGCGCTCTTGGCCTGTTGCTGCATAGCGGCCAGGGCCTGCTGGCGCTCTTGCCCCAGTTGGGCCTGCAGATACTGTACAGCCTCTTCTGGATCGGCGCCCTTCAGTCTCAGTGCTTCCACTTGCTGAGCGTACTGCGCCTGTTGCGCCTGGACCACTGCAAGTTGCTGCTGGTATGCTTGCTCCCTGCGCCGCGCCGCTTCCTTCTCGCGGTCCACAGCCGCCTGGTACTGCCTGAACTCTGGCAGTGTCGTGAGATCAACCTTCTGTGGGGCAGCCGCTGGGGCTGCTTGCTGCTCCTGACTCGGGGCTATCGTCTGGCCCTGAGTAGCTGTCACCGGGGCTACTGGAGCAACTGCGCTCTTGCCTGTCGCTCCCGCCTGGGCAACTCCGCCCTGACCAGTCAATTCCGTCACAGTCATGGGAATCCTCCTGTTACTTGTTAAGTCTAGCAGGAACTGGGTCCCTGCTGATCTGCATTATACCCTCTTGCCGAGCGTCTATCAATGATTTCAAGAGGGCAATCTTTATAGGCCCAAAGCCTTCGATCCGAGCTTCCACTGAGGCGTGGGCCGGTACCGGTACTCAAGCTTTGGCATGGTGCTCTTCCACGCCAGTGGGGTGTCCAGGAACACCTTGGGCGTCTTCTTCGCCTGGTACGCAAAGTTGGGACCGTAGGAGCGCCCACCCCGACTCTTTCCCTTCCGGTAGTAGTACCGCTTGCTGCCACTCCCGGTGTAGTAGGTGCCAAGGGAGGACTTCTCCCCATACGTCTTCCCCTGGTAGTAGTAGGCCCAGATCTCGTGTGCCTTGTCTGCCCCGAACTCATCCCGCATATCGAAGTACTGCTGTACCTCTGGGTGTTCCCGCTTGTAGGCTTTACGTTCGGCAGAGCTGGAAGCCGTGGCGTAGTAGCCGTCCAGTATATCCCTGATACCCGGGATGGCTTCGGCCGCCGAATTCTCGAACTGCTGGTTCTGTGCCCTTGCCTCTACCCAATCCTCCGAGTCACCCCAGTAGGGCTTCTCGTTCTGCTCACGCCACTCCTGTAGCCACTCTAGCGCTGCCGTGTACTCTGCCTCTGTGACTGCACTCTTGTCCTCCGCACCTACAATGGCAGAAACCAACAGCGCCTCACGTGCACTCTTGCCCAGACTGCCCGGTGGCACCTGGTCGTTGTAGTAGTCCCAGAAAGCACCGGATGCCTGGGAGAGGCCCTGCTCCTCCGGTGACTTCTTCATCAGACTCATAGTCTCTATGGCCGGGATGTCCATGCCCCGCAGGGCGGCCTTCAGTTCCATGTCTGTCCACCGGCCAGGGTAGAGGCCCTGTATCTGCCCGATCAGATCAACAGCAGGCATCTCCTGGATGGGCGCGATGTACCGCTCGTAGGCGCCCTTCTCCCCGCGATCCTCTGCCGCCCTGTACGCTGCCCAGGCAGGACCTGACACCTTCGTGTCCCAAACAGCCAGCGCTGCCTCAGTGGGGCTGTCGTATCGCCGCTGGTGTGCCTCATAGGCTGCCAGGTCTAGCCCCGCCAACAGGCTGTCTGGTGTGACTACCTGCCCCGTCCTCTCGCTCAAGTCCTGTGCTGCCGCGATAACCTTCGGGTCTTCCCTCATGCTGGCGGGTAGGTTGGCCCAGAAGCCGTCTACAGCTTCGTAGTACCTGGCCCAGTCTGGTGCTCCATCCTCCCCGAGGAAGTCACCCGCGTTTGGCTTCCCTGCCCCAATGGCAGTCAACACGTCCCGGCGCCTGATGGCCTGCACTTCCTCCGGGCTGGCACCGTACACCGAACTCAGGAATACCTCGCCCGTCGTCTCGGGGATGTGTAGCTCAGCCCGCAGTGCTACCAGTTCAGCATTCTGCTGGTCGTACAGTGCCTGGATCGCTTCGTTGTCCCAGGGTGTCTCCCGCCTGATAGCGTCGGTTCTGGTCTGAATCCCGCGTCGAATCTCATCCCCGCGCCGGCTGTACTCGTTCCACTGCCACTGCTCAGCAGGAGTCCGATCTTCTGGGCTGGCACCTGGCAGAGTAGAGCCCTTCACACCGTATGGCCCCATCTCGGGGTGAGTCAGTTGGAGAGCTTGAAGTGCCCCTCGGCTCCCCTGCTCTGTCAGTGGAGAGTACATCGTTGCCCGCTTCTCCTGGGCTAGCGCAAGTTGTTCACGTTCCCCGGCGCTGAGTACAGATAGGCTAACACCAACTCCGAATGACGCCAGTGTCTGGATTCCCCTGTTGATCTGGGCCAGCCGTACCCCGTCGCGCAGTACCTCCTGCGCTGCCATCAGCTGCGAGCGTGACCAACCTTGCTCTCGTGCCAGTGCGTCTACCTTGTCCTCTGAGCCAGACACTCCCATCGCAGCGTTGAGGGTGAATACCCCTTCGTGTGCCTGCCGGTTGAGTTCCTGCGCAATGAGCGTGGACTGTACCTTCGTTGGATTCAGAGCAGCCCCGGCCGCTAACATGCTGTCAACACGATTCGACTGGAATGCCTCAGTAGCAGGAAGACCAGCCACCATCCTAAGCGGTCCCTCCAGGTCTATACCCTGCGGTCCCCCTATGCCCAGTATGGCAGTGATCGCCAGCAATGCACCAGTCTGAGGAATGACACGACCAATCTCCTCCGGCTCTCCTACCACACCCTTCAACCGCAACGGAATGTCAACGAACGGATAGGGTCGAATCCCAACAGCCTCCAATGCCTGGAATGCTTCGTCCACCAGGTTCTTGGCCTCGCGCTCGTACTGCCTGCGGAAGAAGATTCCTGCGAACGGTATCGTTGTCTTGAGCGGGTCTACCATTACACCAGTACCAGGGATCTCGAATGTGCCCGCGTACTTGGCAGGTAGTCCCCGTTCCTGGTTGTATCGCTCTAGCGTTTCTTGTAGTCTGATGTAGGCAGTCAGTGCTCCTGGTCGCTCAGCGAATCGCTTAATCCAGTTGGCTGTGTTGTGAGTCAGCCAGTAGGAGAAGGGAGTGATGTTCTTGAGGAAGACGTCGAGCTTTGTCTGGGCTGCCGTGTAGTCCAGAAGGGCGAAGTCAGCTGCCGCTCGCCCGCTTTCAACTGCAACCGATCGGGCGGTTGACCACTGGCGCACGAAGTCATCACTGTCTACCCAGGTGTTCACTGCCAGGGCAGCATCAGGAGGCAGGTGAGTGCCCAAGGCTGCAAACTCATCGAGACTTCTGCCTTGCGCCAATCCAACCTCCAGTGCTCTGACTGCCTCTGGGTCTAGCAGAGTGGCAACTTCATCGGGTACCTTGGGTGCCCAGTCTAAGGCATTCTCGAAGCCGGTGTAGAACACTCGCCGGTAACGTGATTCCTCTCCGCTGCCTATCAGATCAGCCCACTTGCCCCAGCCCCTGGTCAGCCAGTTGCCACCTTCCTCCAGTCCTTCAGTCAGTGCCATCTGGCCAGCAGCTTCACCACCCAGTCGCCACGTAGCTACCCCAAGGTTGGTGATCAGGTCGTCTACAGCGCCACGACTGGCAGTGGAAAGTGACCCATCCCAGGCTGCCGTTACGACGTCGCTCTGCCAGTTGCGCGCTGCATAGCCAGGACTGGTCAGGTAGAGGTTGCTCATCAAACCCTTGACCTTCCCTACCATCCGTTCGTAGAGGGAGACCTCTCGCGCTGAGACACCCTGTGCCCGCAGGCTCTGATACATCGCCTGGTTCCCCAATTCCATCAGGTACTCGTTGCGGCTGAATACCTCATCCGGGAACATGTCAGGATCGTCAAGCGCATTGACCACTCGCGCAAGCAGCTGCCTTACACCGTCCGCTTCATCACTGACTACCAATCCCCCGAACCGAGGTACTAGCGTGCCAGGGTCAACGAGAAAGCGGTGCGTGATCTCCATCGCTTCACCCGGAGTTTCCACACCCTCAAGCAGAGTTCCGAATATCTGAACGGTGTTGTTGGCAGCAGTCTGGGCTACAGCACGTGGAGTCCGCGCAATGGGACTCTTGACGTCTATCCAGTTCCTCACCCGGTCAAGGATGGTGTTGCCCCGTGGGGCCTCATCAGCCTGCAGGGTAGCATAGACTGCCCTCGCTGCCCGATCTCTCGCGCTTGCCTCTACCTCTCTTGCGTGCTTGGCCGTCCAGTAGGCGTAGTCTGGCTCTACCTCTCCCTCCAGGATGGGCCTCAAAGCAGGGTGAACATCAGCCTGCGCGACGTAATCATCTACCTGTTGGGCGGTCCTGGCCAGATCATCAGACGCGGTGTCCGCTGCTGCTACGATTGCTTTCACTTCGGCAGAGTCACCACCGTACTTGGCGGCTGCAGCAGCGCGTAGGGCGTCTGCTTTGTCGAGTGCTTCCAGTCCCTGAATGAGGTTGATGGGGTCCAGCCCGTACTGGCCCAGTAGCTCATTCCACATGTCGGCGCTCTGAGGAATGCGCCCTGTCCGCTGGATTTCTTCGGCGGCCGAAGTTGCGTCACCACCCTGCGCTGTTACTCCAGTCAGGTATGCACCTACCGCTGCCTTGTCCTCTACCCAACGATCCTGATCGGCAGGTAGCTGCGGAGGGTACAGCATCACCGGGCGCCCGTTGATCACGGTCTCCAAGTCCTCTCCTGCCATCAGCCGGTCTACACCTTCGCGCTGTGCTTCGTAGGAACTGTACCCCAACAGCCTGGCTCTCTGTACAGCAGCCTGGGTCTCGGCAGTGTTCCCGTACCGCGTCACCGCATACTCGTTGATGCTTGCCGCGCCCAGTCTGCTTGCTGCCAGTACTCCCTGAGAGATCGCGTACCTCGCACCAGGGTGCCACCCGAGGCCTGCGGACTCAGCAATCGCCGCGCTCTGTGCCTTCTGCTCCTCGGTCATGTGTTGGGATGGGGCAAGGGGTATCGCCCCGTGTTCACCCGAGACTCCCTGAGTGAGCTTGCCCAGTGACTCCTCGACTATCCTACCCGGGATCTGAAGTGCTTGCAGACCGGTGCCCGCTGCACCACCGGCAAACCGGGCCACGTCACCGATGACAGGCAGTCCCTTCAACTCGCGCCACGCAGCTTCTCCTACCTCACCCAACCGGCTCGCTGCCTGGCCCAGTACCTCTGGCCCAACGCCTTGCGCTGCCAGCATAGTGGGGGGCGCCATCATCTCTGCGAAACTCAGTGGCGCTGGGCGTGGCTGAGGAGCACCTTCTCCGCGAGCCATCACGTCAGCCAGCGACGGTCCCTCTACAGGCTGAGCCGCTCGTTCCCAGGCGTCCCGGATTCTCCCGTAGGTGTACTCTGCCGTCGCCACCGGCCCATGTGCTTTCAACCACCTGGCAGCCCCAGTAGACCCTGGCAGTACCGGCGCTCCCTGCATCCAACCCGGTAGGCCAGGGCGCGCAGGTAGCTCAGGCGTTGCCGGCTGGAGTCCTACCACGGGCAGCATCGGGCGCCACGGGGGCGGAGGTGTCTGTACCGGAGATGCAAGACCAGGAGCGCGTGAAGGGGCGGCAGCCGCCTGCACTGCAAACGGGTTGACAGGAGGAGGGGCGGCGCCACGCCTACCAACCTCGGCCATCGTAGTGGGAGCAGCAGGAGCCGGACGAGCAGCAGGTGCAGGGGCAGGAGCCCGCCACCACTCTGGCTTGCCCGATACCTTCCCGGCTGCCTTATCGGTCTTGGCGGCCGCTGCCGCTGCCTTCTTCCTGGCTTCCTCTTGCTCGTGTAACCTTACATCAGCGAGACTAGGCATAGAGCCACCTCACCGCAGAGTAGACTACTTGTCACGGAACTCATCGAACTGTCTCCGTGTGTTGCCACCCTTGCCGTACTCGTCGTGAAAGGCTATGTGGCAATCTACGCACAGGGCCATCCCGTTGCCCACCTCGAAACGTAGGTCGGGGTTGTCGCAGAACGACTGCAGGTGATGGGCAACCGGGGCAAACTGACCGCAGACCACGCACTGCCAGTCGTACCTGTCGAGAACCTGCTGCCGCCATGCTTCGTATTCCCTAGAGTTCCGGCACGCTCTGCGCTCTGGAGTAACCCCGCCCTTCCAGGATGGGTTCAGTTCGCCGAGCTTGGTTGCAGACAACCTCTCCCGGTAAGCAGGTGTTCCATAAGTACCCCTCTGATGCTGGTGGGCGATGGACATTGCTTCATCCTTCCCACGCTGAGGGATACCGCACCTAGCCAGCCGATCAATCACAACCCACACAGAACACCCGGATACCCCAGCAATCTCGACGGCAGACCTCTGTTGTACCACGTACTGATCGTACAGCCAGTCTTGGTCAATGCTGTAGGCCCCATGCCCAAAGCCGCGAATTGGCAGGCTGTGCTTGTGCACCCACAAACGCGCAACGCTAGAGGAGCACCCCACAAAGCCTGCTATCTGCTGCACTGACCACCCGTCTTGAACATAGCGTTTCTCTACCCAGTCACGATCGTGAAGCGTGTCGTCATACTCCGGGTGGGGATCCCGCACAGGGATGTGGTAGCGCTTCATCCACTGGCTAATACACACGTCGGTGCAGCCTGCTATCTCTGCCATCTCGCGCTGAGATAGCCCGTTGTCCCAGTGTTGCTCTACTAGCCAGGCCTTATCCCTGTACAGCATCTATGCCCCTATACAATGAACGTTTCACATCCAGCGACTTTGGGGTTGCCACCTGCGCCCGAACGTCTGCATGTTCACACCGCGAGCCGTCTCCTCCAGTTGCTTCTGGGCCAGCGCCTGGTTGTAGGCGTCCATCGCCTGCTGCTGTGCAAACTGCGCGCCTTGGAACTGCTGGTTCCACGCCTCGGTCGCCGCCCTCTGAGCAAAGTCCGTGGCCCACTGCCCTTGCTGTTGTTGCGCTTGCTGCCAAGGCAGAGCAACATTCATCCACGCTTGCTGTTCTTGAGCGTTGACGGTTGGGACGGTAGCCCACGGTGTCTGGCCCCAGTCACCCCAAGGCAACCACCCTGCCCCGCCAGTTGTCATTGGCGTGGTTCCCCATGCAGGAGGCAGGGCAACTCCCCCCCCACCGCCACCCTGCTGGCCTGACTGTTGCTGCTGCCCTTGCGGTTGTGCCGAGGTTTGTGGGGTTGGGACACCCCACCCACCACCGGGCACGTTGGGAATCCAGTACCCGTTATTCCCTGTGATGGTCTGTGGCTGAGAGGGCGCCGGCGCTCCCCACCCACCACCCGGTACTCCAGGGATCCAGTATCCAGTGTTGCCCGTGATAGTCGCCATTAGTCACCTCCATAGGTCTTGTGCCAAAGATCTTCCATCGTCTTGGTGTATCGCGCGGCTTCTGCCCCTACCTGGTCAGGAGTCGTACTGGGCAGCTGCTGCGCTGCGAATGCCACGATAGCCTGGGGGTTGCCGCGCTGCCGTGCGTATCGCGCCAGCACTGCCCGATCCCCAAGTTGTTCGGTCTTCATGCTCTGTGCCACGTCGGCCAGGATGCCCACCGCCTCAATCGCCGCATCATGAATCAGCCCACTCGTGCCTTTCACTGTGCCCCTCCTACATTCCCCGGAATAGGTGGCGCCTCTGGTGGCGGATTGCCTGCCATCGCCATCATCGCAGCTAACCCCTTCGGCCCCTGAGCACCTATCATCTCCGGGATCTGCTGAGGCGCGACTACACCTGGCGGCAGCATCGGGCCACTAGGCATAGGTGGGCCTGCAGGAGTGGGTGGTTGTGATTCGGCCGCCGAAGTTCCCGGTAGTGTGATTCCCAAAGCATCGGCCAATTCCTGGGAGTACTGGGACACGATGATGTTGGCCACGATCTCAGAAGCCTTGCTAGAGAACAACATCTTGTCCCTGAGTACCGCCTTGATCTCGTCCATCGGGGACTGGTTGATCAGACCCTTGGCTTGCTGTAGCTGGTCCAGGAATGTCTCGTGGCTGATCAGGTTCTGGGAAACGAGGTTTGCCATCATCATAACCTCGCCGTTCGCATCCTTGGGCAGGGAAGCAGACAGCTTGACCAGGTTCCTGTGGTAGCCCCCGATGTCCTCCGGCTTGATCACCAGGTCAATCGAGCCCACATCCGTCTGCCCCCACACACTCCACCCATCAGGCCCAGAGTAGAACTCCGCTAGTTCAAGAATCAGTTCGTTCAATGCCTGGTAGGAATGTTCCCTGGTTCGCTGACGGTGGGCGATTCTCATCAAGATCGGGTTGGCCATCGCACTCAGCGCCAGTCCAGACACGTCACCCTGATACCTGCCCATCATCCCAGCCGATACGGTTGCATCTTCGATCTGCGATTCCAGTATCTGGAGTTGAGCATCACCGGCAGGATGGGGACCGGGCGGTACAAGGAAGTCTATCTTGGCACCGGCAGGTAGGTAGTTCTGTGCGTCAGGTCCGAAGTCCAGGGTGATAGGTTTGTCTGTCCCGGTTACTACTGTGGCTGCGTTGGCGAACATCTCCACGATCCGCTGCCTGTACCCGAGCAGTTCACAGAATGCAGCAACCACACCCTTCACATCGCCCGACCCGATCTTGGCTCCACCCGTGATGGGGAACAACACACTCAAGGCACCGTCCTCGCCCTTGAGCGGTGTGCTGATCCCGGCGTACCGGATGAAGGGGATTCGGCTGTAGCCAGGCATACGCACCGGCTTCTTGAGGAAGTCGTCACCTGCTACCACACAGTTGGTGACCGCTCGCCTGCGCACCTTCTTAGTCTTGGCCTTGGACTTCTTGGGCTTCTCACCCTTGGCAGTGCCAACCAGCCCCTCAACCCCACCCTCTACCTGCTCGATGGGCTCAACCTTGACAGTCTCCTCGATGACGTCCACGCGCCAGTAATCAATGAAGTCAATCTCAACGTCCTGCCACCCTGCTTCCTGAACACCATCAGGATGGCCAGGCAGGGTGCCCCACTCTTCCTCAATCTCGCGCCGGCTGCGCTTCCAGGTGTGCACCAGTTCTGCATCCTGCCCGGGCCTGGAAGATGGCAGGGCATACACGTTGCGCGGGTCTACGTTGCCCTGGATCAGCAGGGGAACATCACCGTCCGCGGCGTTGTCATCGTACAGGCAGCGGAGCACACCCTCCCCGAGGCAGCACGCGAACCACTCGGCATCAGCCAGTGCGTCCAGAACACCAGCCCGGTCCCAGGCAGCATACAAGAATTTCTCGATCAGATCAGCCTGGTCGGCTGCTACTGCCTTGATGTCGGAGGCAGGAACGCTGATCACCGGTGGCTTGGTCAGCAAGAGTGCCTTGTAGCTTTCGACCCTGGTCCAGGCGATTGGCACTGCCAGTCTGCGCTCATCTGGGCCGGCCTCTTCATCCCAGATGTCCAGCAAGTAGATGCGCTCGTACTCGTTCATGCGCGAGTTGCGCTCGCCCCACTTGCTCTTGAGAGCCAGGGCTCTAGTTTGCACAAACCCAACGGTCAGTTCACTTGGCTTCATCCTGTACCTCCACGGCCGTTTCGGCCGCCGAAATCTATCCTCTGCTCGCGCCTCTGCGCTTGCCTGCTTTAACAACTCCAAACGCACCACTGCGCTCTACCAGTCCGTACTTCCAGACTAAGAAGTTTCTCAATGAGTCCATCGCATCGTTGTTGCGATCTTCTGGTTCCTCACTGGTCACTTCACCCTTATTGCTCACGCGCCGGCTGTACTTCTGAAACTCCTGCTGAGTGCCAGTGCAACCAGGTGCACAGTAGTACCGCGGCACCTTCAGGGCAGGATCAGACAGGAATGTCTTCACCCTCACGATCCCATCTAAGACCCGACCGGCATTGAATGTCGTGAAGGTGAAGTCCTTCGGGTCACCGTCTACTGTACCCACCAGGCCGCGCCACACCTCGGCAGTAGACTTAGCAGCCTGGTGAGCAGCCGTCTCATGCCCACCAACTGCTTGGGTTACCCCGTGCCACCACTCACGCTCCCGGCACATCGCAATGACGCTGTGATGTGTCTCACCATTCACCCAAACCTCGCCAACCTGGTACACCACTTCGAGTTCTGCGGTGGTTCCATCTGGCAGGGGAACTGACTCTGTCCTCACCTGTAAGGCCAACACACTGTACTTGCTGGGCTGGTAGCCAGCATCCACCGCCAGGTAGACTGGCAACTCGGGATCGTATTCGATCTCTTTAACGTGCGTCGCGTACGTGAACTCAGGAAAGACGCGCCCCGCACTTGGCACCAACTGCGCCGCTACCCGCCTGGAGAACTCACTGGTAGGCAGAGTGTCCCGCAGACGCTTGATCTCGGGATCGTCCTCACCACCGGGGAACACTGCCAGGTTGCCCCACGTCGGTAGGGCAAACACCGCTCCGTTGAAAACGTTCGGTCCCGCAAATGCCTGGTAGAGATCGGGCAGCCAACCAACGTCAGACCACAATGTCCCCGACAAGATGATCAGGCCCCGTGTCTCCGATACCCTACCGAGTGCCCCCAAGAGGGTGTCGTAGCTGACCAAACCCGCCTCACAAACCAAAACAACATCGTAGGCTCGGCCCCTGCCTGTAAGCTCCCTCACACCAGCCCGGCTTAAGGAGATGGTCTCGAATCCAATGGTGCCCTTCGGGCCAATAACGTCCCACGACCACGTGCCCTGTCGGGGCAGGGAAGGCGCCCTGGCTAACCACTGCAACTTCTCGAAGTCTCCAATTAAATATTCGCACTCGCTGCGACTTTGATCATATTCCTGCCCGACTATCGCAACCTGGCCGGACCGGTAACACCACGGCGTTCGAGCCAGAACTTCGGCGGCCGAACTGCGCGACTTTCCACTGCGCTCCCCACCTGCAATGAGAAGCACCTGCGCCTTGCTCTGGTGGATCTGCCACTGCACCTCACTCGGCTGGTAGCCCACCTGCTCGAAGATGCGTGCCTTTTTCGCTACAGTCGGCCATCGGCCCATAGTGTTCCCTCTCTGAACGATCAAGCCGGCATTCCCGTGAGACTCTCCAACCGACCTTCAACCGGAGGTGAGCCCTGTGCCTGCAGGCAAGGAGCGGAACGGGTGTAGCCGGCATCCCCGCCAGGCTCTCCAACCGCCACCTGGCAGGAGTGGAGCACCCTCTCCCCGAGCCCACACCTGCCCGCCGCACTGCCCCTGTACCTCGTGGGTTCGGACTCCGGGCACCCAACTGTGACTGGGAGCCTACTTCGGCGATCTGGGCCTACCCTCTGGGCCAACCGCCCCTTGTGAAAGTCCTGCCCCCACTACACCGTGCCGCCTACTGCCCTGCCAATGCTCCTCTAGGCCAAGAGCTTGCGCGCCTGTGCTTGAACTGAGTAATGTGCTCTTACGACACGGCGCGCAACAGAGACGTCCCCCACCACGAAACCACACCCCGAGTAGCTCAAGCCCATACCATCCGCTCATCACTTACCCGACACCATGCGCGCCTCAAGCTCCTCCCCTTTGCTTATCACTTCTCCCCGCTATGCTCTAAGCTGAGAATGCTCGCTTAGGAGTCGGCGCGCCCAGCCGTTCGACCGGTGTCTTGCGCGCCGACCCCCTGAAAGAGCGCTGTTACCTCAGTGCCTATGCTGGCAGGGCAGGAAAGGTAGCTTGCTGCTCCAGGCGCGCAGCTGTCCGCTACTCGGAACTCTCGCCCTCGTCAGTGCCCAGGCCAACCAACTCAGCCATGAACTTGCGCGTCTCGTTAGAAATGCTGTGGTGCAGGTCCAGTGACTGCGACGCGCGACCCAGGGTACGGTCAAGTAGTTCGCTTGCCGCTGCCTGCTTGACCTTCTCATCCTTGCTCTCTAGCCCCTGCGCTTTCACAGCCATCGCCTGAGCCAGGGTCCGTACCATCAAGGCCCGGGCAGCTGCAACAGTGTCCAGAAGCAGCAGCGTGACAGTCTCGTCAACGTAGTCAGGCCAGTGGGTTACTGTGCTTTCAGAGATACCAGTCGCCACACAAGCGTTCCGCATCGAGGATGTTCTCAGCCGGGCCAGTACGTATCGAAGCTGGTCATTGGAGAGCCTGGCCAACTGCTCCTGGAGGGTGGTTTCTCGGCAGTTCGCGGTATTCTCCGGCATATCTACTTGAGCTTCCATAGGGTCACCTCTTACTTAGGCGATTGATGTACAGGTTAAGTCTGCGTAGGGCAGTAGTCTCTGCTGTGGTGCGAGAAGACTTGGCGCGAAGTCTAGACTGTTCCTGTCTGGCCCAAGTCTTGTTGATCTTGCCGTCCGCGCTGATTCCACCTCTGCTCCTGGCGTAGATGATCAGGGCGCCCTTGCGGAGCTTCAGTTTACCGAGCCAACTCTTCTTTGCCATAGTGACCTGCCCCGATTTCTTAAGAGAGGGAGCGCGCGCTTTCACTGCGTTTCCAGGTCGGTGTTGAAGCTGCGCGTCACTCCCCTCCATCTCTCCCGAAAATTCGGCCGCCGAATTCGGCATCGCTAAGTGCATTATAAGGCAGTTGCTCGCTAGAGTCGAGGATTTAGAGGCAGCAGTCTGTAGTACGATCCTTGACAAGATTCAGATAGTAGTTTACAATTACCGTACATTAGACTACTGTGGAGGGGAACGTGATTGGTAACAAGGCATTAGACACGCTGGGGTTTCTGGCGCTTTACGAGGATGCTCATGGGCAGCCGCCTCTTCTGCGAGAGATTGCAGAGGCAGTGGGGCTGGCTGGTGCTCGGCCAGTCTGGTGGCATTGTCGGTCGTGGGTCAGAGACGGGTTCGTAGAGGAACTCCCAGACCGGCACCGAAAGTACAAGATCACTGACCGCGGCCGTTGGATACTGGAGCTTTATCGCTGGGATCCCAGCAGGCTGAAGACTGTACCTGGCCAACCCACTTTGGCCGCCGAAGTTCGGGAAGGAGGTGATTAACCATGTCACCTGCGGAACTGGCACAGTATGAGGACATTCTGAACACATTGCGAGGCCTGGAAGCGAAAGTGGCTCAGCAGTACCGGGAGCGCCAGGAACGGTTCGTGGCAGAATTGGGCAGGGTAGCCCAGCAGCAAGACGAAGTACTCAGCCTGCTGCGGGAGATGAACGGAACGGCATAGACAGGGTGGCCGCCAGGGCTGGCCGCCCGTGATGGGCAGGCTGGCTCGGCGGCCCACTTAGAACAGGAGGCACCATGAAACAGGAAGAATTCGAGGCATTGGGCGCGGTAGTCAGGACCATCCTTGGCACCCTAAGCCCCTGGAATAGCGCAGTAATGCGCGAGCGGATGCTGGTCCACTACGTCGCGGTGGGGATCACCCGCGAGGAGTTCCTGCTTGTTATGCAGATGTGCCACCTGGAGCGGGCCGACTTCGACATTCTGGCCACCAGGATGGGCTGCGACGCGAACCACATCGCTGAACTCTTCGCAGGCTTGGAGCGCAGGGGGCTAGCCCGGCGCTACGAAGAGGACGGCCAGAAGCTGCTCAACATCGACGCCTTCTATGGCGTGATGTGGGCTCGCTCTCTGAAACAATACGACGCCGAGCAGGAGGCCCTTGATGGCGACAAGCAAGTATAGCGACCTGGTTCTGAGCCTCATCACCCTGAGCGGTGGGAAGGATGACGTGATCGTGGTCCACAAGTCATTCGTGAAGTTCACCGGCAGCCTGGAGAGTGGAATGCTGCTTGGGCAAATGCTCTACTGGACACCGAGAGCTGTGGCCAGGGGTAACTGGATCGCCAAGACCGACAGGGAGTTCCAGGAAGAGTTGAGCCTCAGCCGGTACGCGCTCAGGCAGGCCAGGGCCACTCTCGAAGAGATGGGTATCCTGGAAACCGAGAACCACCGGTTCAATGGGCTGCGTACTGTACACTACCGGCTCGATCTCGACCGGCTTCAGGAACTCTGGAGTGTCTGGATTCAGACGCCCGGTCGTTCGATTTCAGACGTTCGGTCGTCCGAAAACGCACGACCCTTAACAGAGACTACTACAGAGACTACAACATCATCAGCGGGCGAAAAGCAAAGCGATGGTGCTGGGGTTCCGGTCTTGAATGATGATGCTGTCTTTTCTTCGAAGAAGGAAGAGGCAGAAAGGGCGCCCGCCCCTTCTAGCACAGGCATTGCCCCGGAGAAGGGGCCTGGGGTTCCTGCCTCCCCTGTCCCTTCCGCAGAAGAGCAGCAGGCAAGTTTCGAGTGCCTCATGACGATACCGGGCATGGACCCGGTAGAGGCACGCAAGGCAGCGGCTCGCAACTCTCCGGCTCGGGTCAGGGGTTGGTCTGCAGTAGCAGGCGAGTTCCGCAACCGAGCCGGCTTCATCATTAGCAGGCTGACCTCAGGGGAGGAGCCACCACTTGTGGGTAGCCCGCACCCTGCCCCTCCCGACCACGGCGCAGTGGTCAAAACGTGGCAGGATAAGTGGGGCGGGATCTGCACGGAGTTCGAGGACGGGCACGTATCTACGCTGTTCATTTAGTAAAACTTCGGCCGCCGAATTGGACGGCCCAAAGTCAAGAACAGGAGGAACTATGACTACTCAGACACAGACTCACGACGAAGAGCGCTGGCTACCGATCCCAGGCTTCGAGGGCTACGAGGTCAGCGATCAAGGCAGGGTCCGTAGCACTCTGCGCAGAAAGCCCCATATCCTGCACCCTGGCGGTAGCCGGGGATACTGGATGGTCGGCCTGCGCAGGGACGGGCAGGACCACCCCCGCAGCATCCACCGCCTGGTGGCGCTCACCTTCCTGGGTCCCTGCCCCGAGGGTATGGAGGTGTGTCACGGCGATGGCAATCCCCACAACAACACACCGCAGAACCTGCGCTACGATACCCGCGCAGCAAACGCGGACGACGTCACTCTACTCCGGCTTAATGTTACCCGTGACCAGGTGCGGGAGATTAGAGAGGCGATGGCCCAGGGCGGCCACTTCCTGGCACCCGAGATGGCCCAGCAGCTTGGAATCTCCGAACACACGCTATGGCGTATCGCAGGTGGACACGCGCTGGCTTCCTGCCCCGGCCCAATCAAAACGGCAACCACGCACGCCGAGGAACGAGCGGCCCGGGTGCGGCAGGCCTACCGCGAGGGCTGCTCCCTCGCTATCACGGCAGCACTGCACGGGCTGACCTACAGTGGTGTCTCCCGCCTGGTCAACCGCAACCGGCTGCCGGATGCTCCTGATTCCATCGAGGATGGGCCGCGGCAAGACGATGTGGCCAAGTACCCGTGGTGGCTTCGGATGTCACTTGAGGACCTGAATGCCAGACAGTTCGGCGAGGCCAGTGGACACTTTGTTGGCACCTGCCCGATCTGTGGCGGCACCCTGGGACTGCGGGTCGCCCACTGGCAGAAGGTCTACGTGACCTGCGATAACGACTGTAGCGTAGCCAGCATCCTGGCCGAGGCTGGGCTGCCACAGGACGCAGCCCGGGCTGATCCTATGGAGGAGGACGAGTACTGGGACCGGGTGAGGACCCTGGCGGGCAGGGTTGCTCTGCTTAGGGGAGCCTAATTTCGGCCGCCGAAATTAGGAGGAGGGCAGCATGGAGAATCAGGTGAGGACGATGGAAGACCTGCTGGTTGAGCTCAAGGCTCAGCTGCCCGTGCTCGATCAGCAGGCACTCACTACAGGTGAGATGGCGCAGAGGCTTGGGGTTGGGGAGCCTGCAGTCCGCAGGCTCCTGCGCCAACTGAAGGGCGCCGGTCTGGTGAAGGTGGTGAACAAGAAAGTCACTGGGCTCAACGAACGGAAACTGATCGTGACTGCCTGGGGGTTGGCATGACCATCAGGGCTATAGCCTTCGGCTCGCCCGGGACGCCGCGAGAGCGACGGCACGAGCACTTCTACCGCTTTGACCATCAGGCAAAGGAATGGCATTTCTTCCTGTGCCGAGGCCTGGCCGAGGGCGCCCGATGCTCTGCCACTCGCGCACCCCGACCGGCCGGGGTTTCGTTCGGGCGCCGCTTGCTGCCGCGCGAGGAAGCCGAGTTGGAAAAGGCAGGGGGAGAAAGTTCCCCTGCCTTGCCCTTGACAGGGGCAGTTGCGCAGTAGCCATCTGCCTGCACAGCCAGGCTGTTGACACGCGTGGTATAATGGATGTATAGCGTGTCATACGGGAGGGCAGATGGAAGAAGAACACAAGACGACGGTTAGGCTAACGAAGGAGCTTCTTCTAGCCGCGAGGCTGAAGGCAGTCGGGGAAGGCGTTTCCCTGTCCGAGGTCATTCGTAGATTTCTGGCGACCTGGGTAGCAGGCAGGATTGAAACGCCAGCCAAACAGGAGGAGTCAGAGCCAGAGCAAGAGACCGCATAACAAGCAGGCTGTGCAGGTGTTAGCGCACCCACACAGCCCTAACCGATCCCCGCTGACAGGGCCAGCGGAAACCGGCTAAGGCATATTCTACCAGAAATGCGCAGTCGGTGCAATAGAACACCCGTTCAATCGGCCTGCCAGCGGGACAACCGCAGAGGCAGGTCGTTTCGTTTCTAGGAGGAGGTGCTTGATGAGTCTGCTACAAGGTTTTGAGACAACCCGTCTGGTAAAGGTCGGCCTCAGTTGGTGCGAGCAACTGGAGCGACGGATCGCAGGATACCACCACAGTGCCGTCATTGCCCGCCTGCGCCATTTCCGCGAGGGATTGGAGCACGACATGGACGCTGAGCCCTGGACGGTGCTGGAAGCCCCCATCGTGCTGATCCTATCTGACGTGATCATGGCCCTCGGGTGCACTGAGGAGGAGCGAGCCCAAGTGCTAGGCTTGCAGGGGCAAGGAGCGCTGGCGGAGATCCTTGAGACCAGGGTCAGGCCCCGATTCGATCCCCGCGCTGTAGTGAACACCAGGCAAGCCAAGGGGCTGGCGTACCTGCGCACGCATGAAAGGCTTGACATGAGTGTCTACCGGGAGTTGTGCCCCGGATTCTCAGATGAGGCCTTACGTCTCGACTTGGCAAGCCTGGTCAGGCGTGGTATCCTAACCAGGAACGGAACTAACAGGGGCACCTACTACACAGTAGAGTAACTTCGGCGGCCGAACTTCCCACGGGCAGCCCTCACCGTGTTACTATGCTAGCCAAGAGCATAGTACGCGGGAGGGAACTGTGTCAAACACCGATGAAGAAATCGGCAAGCGGCTGGCCCGGGTGTACAGGTACTTGCGTGATCTTGCCCGGCAGGCTGACCAGGCAGACAACAAGGACCCAGAGCACGACGAGAAGAGATTCGTGGAGTACAGGTTGGAGCGTAGAGAACAGGCATTTGCAGCATAGGAACCCAGGAGGGAGCGATGGTCAAACGCGCTGTGTTATACGCCAGAGTCTCAGGTGACGACCGAGGGAGCGAGGGCCGCAACCTTGCGAGCCAGTTGGAGATGGGGCGCAAGTATGCTCAGGAACATGACTACCAGATCGTGGCCGAACTGGCCGAAGACGACCGGGGTGCGTCGGGCTACGAGATAGACCTCCCGCAACTGGATCAGGCCAGGAAGATGGCTCGGGCTGGTGAGTTTGACATCCTGGTGACCAGAGAGATTGACCGCCTGTCCCGCAATCTGGCCAAGCAGTTGATCGTGGAGCAGGAGTTAAAGCAGGCTGGTGTAGAGATCGGGTACGTCTTGGGCGAGTATCCCGACACACCGGAAGGCCGGCTCAATAAGCACGTCAAGGCCACGATTGCAGAGTACGAGCGAGAGAAGATTGCTGAACGCACCATGCGGGCACGCCGGGACAAGGCCCGTGACGGCTACGTAATCACTCGAAGCCGCCCGCCCTATGGCTACCGGGCAGTGGAGGGGGAGAAATCCTTGGCAGTCTACGAACCCGAAGCCCGGATCGTGCGCCTGATCTTCACCTGGTACACGGTCGGTGATGGAGCGGAAGGGCCGGTAGGCACCAGGATCATCGCCGGGAAACTGACTGACATGCGCGTTCCCACCTGGAATGATGTACACGGACTGTGCGCCAAGCGGTGCTCTGCTGAGGGTGAGTGGGCTCCTTCTACCGTGGCAAGGCTTCTCAGCAACGAGACCTACATCGGGCGCTGGAAGTACGGCGGGGTCGAGGTACCCATCCCAGCCATCACAGACACCCCTACGTGGGAGTCGGCCTGCGCCAGACGGATCTTCAACCGCCAGGCATCCAGCCGCAATCGGAAGTATGAGTACCTGTTGGCTGGCAGGATACGCTGTGGCCTATGTGGCCTGGCCGTCTGCGGCACGTCGAAAGCGATAGGCGAACGGGTCTACCTGTACTACCGGTGCAGCAGCTGGCGGGTGGCCTGCGCGCTCCCTACTGTGCGCGCTGATTACGCCGACGCTGCTGCGTGGGAGTGGATTGGTCAGTTTCTGGCTGATCCAGCAGCCCTGGCCCGTGGCCTGCAGGCCGAGCAGAGCCAACGCGCCGAAGCCACCCGGCCACTACGGGATAGGCTGGCTGTGGTGGATTCTCTACTGTCAGATCGCCAGAACCAACTGGAGAAGCTGCTCGATCTGTACCTGGACGGCAACTTCCCCCGTGACGTCCTGACCGGCAGGCAGAAGCAGTTGGAGGATGGTATTGCTGCCCTGGCAAGGGAGCGCGTAGCCCTGGCTGGGCAACTGGAGCAGGAGAGCCTCACCGAAGACCAGGTATGCAGCATCATCGAATATGCTGGCGAGGTGGCGCGAGGCCTGGAGGTCGCAGAGCAAAGCCACGAAGCACGGCGGCGAGTCGTGGACATGCTGGATGTGCACGTCACCCTGACCGCGGAAGATGGGGAGAGAATCGCCTACGCCTCTATGCTGTGCGGTAGTAAGTCCTTCCCGGTACTACCCACTTCAACAGGAAGAATTGGATGGCGGAGTTGACGACGGCGTTGCCGACGTCGCCCACGCCGTAGATGAGTTTGGTCGTGCCCTTGAGTTTGTGGTCGCTCTCGGTCAT